TCGGCACCGACGGGGACGCCTTCGCCGACAAGAGCAAGTGGAGCGCCTTCATAGGCTCCATCTTCGAGGTCACGAAGAACTCCGACGGCGACATACCGCAGTTCGGCCAGCTCACGCAGCCGAGCATGCAGCCCATGACCGAGCACTTCGGCAACCTGTGCAAGCGCATGAGCGCCGCGACCGGCATCCACGTGGGCCAGTTCGGCATAGTGAGCGACAACCCAAGCTCCGCCGAGGCGATCTACGCCGAGAACGAGCCGCTCATTCTCAAATGCAAGAGCTTCATCCGCGAGGCCAAGGCGGCGTTGGCGAAGGCCGCGACCGCCGCTATCGCAACGGAGCTGGGGTGCTCCTACGATGAGGCGGAGGACGCCTGCGGCGTGTCCGTCCATTTCCTGAACCCCGCCATGCCGACGCTGGCCCAGCAGACCGACAGCTCCATCAAGCTCGCGTCTGTGGTCGATGGCTTCGCCGGAACGCCGACCTTCTGGCGCCTCAACGGCCTCGACGACGACGAGGTTCGCAACGTCTCCTCCGAGATCAGGCGCAACGTGACGCGCTCGGCGGCGCTCGACCTGATGGCGGGCGTCACCCAGGCGGCGGAGCCTTTGCCGCCCGCCGATGATTAGCGCGGCGGAGTTCGCGGCCTACAACCGAGCCGTGGCGAAGATAGGCGACAGGGCGGCATCCGACGTGGAGACCGCCGTGCTCGCCTGGTGCCGCGCCCACGATGACGCGACCGTGGCCGAGAAGCGCGAGGCCGCTAAGCTCATCATGGAGGGCTTCGTGCAGGGCTACGACGACGTGGCGGCTGAGTTCGCGGCGCAGTGGTACGACGACCTCGCCGAGCGCAACGGCGCCAGGCTGCAGCAGGCCGTCACCATGACGACCTACAAGCCGAAGTCCGTCGACGAGGTCGCGCGCTACCAGGCGAAGAAGCTCGCGAATGGCGGCGACGCGGCGTTCGCCGAGGCGTGCGGCGAGTACGCCAGGAACGACGCGTTCCGCAGCCTGAACGAGACGATCATCTCCAACGTGGGCCGCGACAAGGACAGGGGCGCACGCTTCGCTCGCGTGCCGACGGGCTTCGAGACCTGCACCTTCTGCCTCATGCTCGCGAGCCGCGGCGCGGTCTACCACACGCGCAAGTCCGCGGGCGAGTTCAAGCACTTCCACCGCCGCTGCGACTGCAAGGTGGTCCCCGGCTTCGAGGACGACCCCGACGCCGAGCTCGTGGAGGGCGTGCGCCCCGAGGAGCTTCGCGAGCAGTGGGCACAGTTCAAGAACATCGACGAGGACGAAAGCCTGACGAGCGCCGACAAGGACGCGGCGAAGCGTGCTGTGCTCGGTTCGCCTGGGCCTCCAGTCGTGTACAAGAAGCCGAAAGAGGCCTTCGCGCACGAGCGGGGCGGCTCCTACGACCTCGAGGCGCACGAGGCGCTTCGGACGGCCGGTCACGAGGTCGTCGTCCGCAAGGAGGACGCGCCGGAGGGCTTTTCCAATATCGACCTGCTGCTCGACGGCAAGCTATGCGAGCTGAAGAGCCCGACAAGCGATGCGTCCGGCGTCAACGGGCTCAGGTTCATCGAGCGCAATATAAGAAAGGCAGTGCGGCAGTTCGAAAAGGTGGAAGGTGGGCCGGTAAGGCCCTCTATCGTCGCGCTTAACTGCGAGGAAGTCCCTGTGACAAGAGAGGACGCGCTGAAGCGCGTGCGGCTCGAGATGTCGAGGCATGACATCGACCGCGTTATCTTGTTGACCAGGGGCGGGGCCATAGACGACATAAAGAAATAAGCCCCAGGTTAGCTATCCAGCACGCCCAGGGCTTTTCAAATCAGATTATACACACCTGGCTAGCACAATGGCAGTGCGGCGGTCTCCAAAACCGCTTACCGGGGTTCGATTCCTCGGCCAGGTGCCATCGGGGCGTGGCGGAACGGCAGACGCGCGTGCCTCAGGAGCACGTGGGCATCGCCCGTGCGGGTTCGAGTCCCGCCGCCCCGACCGAAACGTTGAACCAGGCCATCCGCACGGGTGGCCTTTTTCATGCCGAAAAGCGCCCCGCACGGGGCAAACGATGCCCCGCACGGGGCGGAAATGGAGGGAGTATGGCCCAGGAGACCACGCCCGCCGAGACCGAGCCGACCGAACCTGCACAGGACGGAGACGCCGGTCAGGAGCCCGACTACAAGGCGCTCTACGAGAACGCGCTGAAGGAGTCGCGCAAGTGGGAGAGCCGCTCGAAGGCGAACCTCAAGGAGCTCGACGAGCTCAAGGCCGCAGCGCCCAAGACGGACCCGACCGTGGAGGAGCGCCTGGACGCGCTCGAGAGCGAGAACGCCGCCCTCAAGGCCAGCGCCGCCCGCTCAGCGCTCGTCGACTCCGTGGCCAAGGCCGTCGGGCTCGACCGCTCCATCGTGGCGACGCTCAACGGCGAGGACGAGGACGCCCTCACCGAGCAGGCCAAGGCCGTGGCGGCCATCACGAAACCGGCGGGCGGCGCGCCGAGGGTGCCCGAGGCGGGCGGCAAGCCCAAGCCCGGCAAGCCCTCCAAGAAGGACGTCCTCGGCATCGAGGACAAGAAGGAACGCATGGCGGCCATCGCCGCCAACATCGACCTCTTCTAAGGAAGAAGAAAGGGGCTGGAACATGCCCGACATCAAGACCCTCGCGGCCGCCCGCAACGTCGACCTCGTGAACACCTTCACCAAGTCGCTCAACAAGCTGACCGCCATGCTCTCCACCTGCGCCCCCATCCAGGCGGCCGTCGGCGAGACCCTGCACCAGAAGAAGATCACCGGCAAGCTCTCGGAGGCGGAGTACACGGAGGGGTAGGACATCCCCCTCTCCACCTACTCCTTCCAGGACGTCAAGACCTACGAGGTCGCGCTGAAGCCCTATCGCAAGCAGACCACCCTGCAGGAGGTCAAGAAGCGCGGCTACGACGCCGCCGTCGACAAGACCGACGCCGCCATGCTCTCCGACATCCAGCGCGGCATCAAGAAGGACTTCGTGGCCGCCCTGGGCGCCGATGGCACCACCGCAGCGACCGGCAAGTCCCTCGTCGCCACCGCAGCGAACGCCTGGGCCGTCCTCTCCAACCTCGTTGAGGACTACGGCTTCGGCGACGCGCAGGTCGTCTACTTCGTGAACCCCGTCGACTTCGCCAAGCAGATCGGCGAGTCCGAGGTCTTCTCCGCCTTCGGCATCTCCTACATCGAGAACTGGGCGGGCCTCGGCACGCTCGTCTCCACCGGAAGCGTCGCGGCGGGCACCATCTACGCCACCGTCAAGGACAACATCAAGGTCTACGTCGCCCCGACCGACGGCGACGAGCTGTTCGGCTGCTACACCGACGAGTCCGGCTACATCGCCGTCTCGCACTCCGCCGAGCTGAAGAGCCTCACCTACGACACCGTGGCATACGTCGGCCTCGTGTTCTTCGCCGAGTACATCGACTTCGTGGTCAAGGGCACCATCGCCCCGACCGCCTAGCAAAATCCCTTAAGGAGACGAAATGCTTGCCTTGGTAACCTACCCATACCGCGACCGCGAGACGCTCGCGGTCCACCTCGCAGGCGAGGAGGTGGAGCTGACGGACGCGCGCTTCGCGGAGCTCTGCGCTGGCGGCTACGTCGACGTCCCGGCCGAGAAGCCCGCCGAGCCCGCGGCTCCCGCCGCTGAGCAGGAGGCCGCGCCGCAGCCCGTGGACCCCGCCGCCGACATGACCGCGGCGGAGCTCCGGGCCGTAATCGAGTCCAAGGGCGGCTTCGCGCCGCGGAAGGCCACCAAGGCCGAGCTGCAGGCGATGCTGGCGGCCCTCTGATGGCCGCCAATCTTACCGTCACGCTCGAGGAGTACGCGGCCCGCTACGGCACGCCGTCTGACCCCGAACGCGTCTCCGCGCTGCTCTCCGACGCCTGCGACATGCTCCTCACGGCCTACGAGGGCCGCTGGGGCCTCTACGTGGAGGGTGCGCACGCCGCGTTCGACCGGGGCTACAAGGCCGTGGCCTGCGCCGTCGTGAGCCGCGCCGTGAGCGTCCCGGACTGCTTCGCCGGCGCGACGCAGTACAGCCAGACGGCGGGCAGCTACAACGCCTCCGTCACGTTCGCCAACCCGACCGCCGACCTCTGGCTCGGCAAGTCCGACCTCAGGCGGCTGGGGCTGGCGGGCACGCGCATAGGCTCCATCGCGCCCATGATCGGGGATGAGGACCATGCTTAGCCTCATCCCCACGGAGACCGTCACGGTCCTGCGCCCTTC